GCGGTGACTCTATCTGCATCACGAATAGTGCTTTCCGTGAGCAAGAAACTATATGCCAAACGGTCTTGTATGGTTTTCGACGCTTGTAAAGCAACTTGCATATCGGCTTGTTTTTGGACTTGTAGAGTCTGAACATCATTTGCTGATCCTTCCACTATTGCTCCATTCGGACTCGTAGCTAAAGTCTTAGCTCGTGTAGTTCCGTTAGGATTGACTAAAAATAATATCTTGGCCGACGCAGCAGATCCTTCGACTATAGCTTGCGTTAAACTTTCTAATGATTTTAAGTCTCCTAAAAACTGTTCAACATAGGATCTTCCGTAGTTTTCTCCTTCAACATTTAACATTCGTAAAACAATGTAAGGACTTTTATCCTTATCAAATATGCCACGGCTTCCCGGAACTTCTACATCGTTTATCTCTTGGTAGATTTCCATTTTGTTGTCAGGTAAATAACGAATAGATGTATATAGATCTACCATTTTATTGGTCTGCATATCCGCACCGCTTACCAAAGACCTAGCTTCTTCTGGTAAAACATTTGGAGCAACGCACTCTTTTGTAATAATTAACAAAGGATTGCCCATTGAATCTCGTTGAACACAGTATCTATCTAGGTGAAACACCCTCATAGATCCCTCTTCAGGTAAGTGAATCAACACATTTCCTACAACAATTAGATGTTTTAACGCTTCGAATACTGAGACACGCACAGCAGAAGTCTCAATATCTCTCATCACCGCTCGTTCTATTTGAGACAATGATTGTTCTATCTCAGCTTTTACTTGTGAGAAGTTTTCTATTTTACTCAATGCTTGCTCATCAATAACAAGTCTAAAGAACGGTGCATTTGGCGGAAGTAAACTCAGCAACAAAGCAGAAGCTAAGTTGTTAACCCCTCTAGCTCCGACTCCTTGAAAAGGTGTAGGATAAATAGTGCTACTATTAGCTCCTTCATCAGGTAAAAGGGTAGGTAAAGTAAGTTTTGCACAGTCTCTCCCACGTTCTAAATACATATGTCTATCCGACATCAACGTGGAATAGTGTGTTCTAATAGATCCTGTAATCATAATTAGTATCCTATTTGAGCACCGCTACCGCCAGAACCCATGTTTGAAAAGTTTGCTGGAATACGTAGAGCCCTAGCTCCTCGTCTTCGTAATCTGTTTTCACCAGTAGTAGCCTGTGTAGCTCTTCTTACTCTTTTAGCTGTAGGTTCCGGAGCTGGAGGAGGTGTCGGAGGAAGAGGCGGTGGTGGCGGTGGTTTTGGGCTTCGTACTCTACACATATTAATATCCTATCTGTTGTTCTAGGCTGCGATTGTAATGTTCCCACAGCAATTTAACGACTGAGCGTTGTCCTGCATACACCCATATAGAACGATCGTCTTCGTCTATGCTTGGGCATTTTTCAGGAAAACGTGCATCCAATTCTTCTAAAAGGTTTTTGGGTATATCAGGGAGTATTTTTTCTTGAGAAGACTCAAACATAGAATTTATTCCTTATACTTGCCCATATGTCTTTTTAGGCATTAAAACTTTCTTAGTACCCTTTAGCCATTCTTGGATTAATGGGTCTTCTTTTAAACGTTCATGTAGTTTTTGCATAGCTCTGTCGTGTATTTGAAGAGCTCTTTGTTTACTAATTTTATTCTGACCCTCAGCCCTTGACAAAGCTAGAGCGATTTCCATCCATGATGGTGGCTGATCCAAACTCGGCACGGTGTAAACCTTCTCCGTCTTGGTTTCCTCCTTCAAAGATTTTGTTTTGTTTTTCTCTGATGGCATTGCTATTACTCCTTTTATCCTTAACATAAGCAGCCATTAAACATACATAGTTAATTATGTCTAAACAAGTATCCTCAAAAGATTCATCAGCAACCTCGAATGTTCCTCCTGAACAAAAGGTAGACAACCTACTAAATTTATCAGTAAGACGCACTAAAAATCCTTTTTCGGTACTACATATTCCCAGTTGATGGCATCGATTAAAGTTAGCAAAGGGGTCTTTTCCTTGTTTACCTGCGTAATCACAGTTCTTTTTAAAGGATAAATCCCTAGCTTTATCGCACATTTCTTTATGGTAATCTAAGTAACCTTTTTGATTCATGGGTTCCAAAGTATAACCTCCTTTTTATTTCGATCAAAGTCCGAGCACCTTAGTATCCGAGCGACCCTCGCCTGTACCAAAGCATCTTCCTCCGTCAATCCGTTGTTTTCATAAGCTGTTTTTACAGTATCCCATACTG